TTTCCAGGCTCAACCTCGTTGTACACAAGACGGAGTGAAGGAACTTTGTCACCAGTTTGAGCGTCACGACCGTCCTTAACAGGAATCAAAAGACCTGTACGAGCGTAGTAACCTGCAGTACCGATAGACTGACCGTAAACGGCTTCAGCATTGAAAGGAAGGTACTTCTTCAAGTGGAAGGTAGTTCCGTCGATTTTGATAGAATCAAAGCCATACTTGATAGCAAGTTCAGAAGATCCACCAACAGAAGCCCACTGAATTGCACCATTCTGATACTTGGTAAACAAGGCATCATCAACAGCGCTTCTCAGGTAGCTATCCATCAAGAAGTGATACTCTTGAGCACCACCGTTGAAGTCAGCAAGACGAGCGAGGTTATGGAAATCGTCGATGTCGAAAGAAGTTCCCCATGTGGTAACTTGACCACCAGCCTCAACTTGAGGAATCAAACCAGTTGATCCAGTTGCGCCTTGAGGCTTACCAAACATCAACTTGAATTCCTTGTTGTTCATGAACCTACGTACAGCCTCATCGAGTCCTTTGTAGGTGTAGTAAGGCTGACCGTTAACCTCGAACCAAAGTTCTTCAATCTTAGCACGATCACTGATGGTGAAATCTTCACGGATCTCAGTGGTGTAGAAAGTCTTCTCTTCGATCAAGTCAACGATTGTGTCAAACTTACTTGAAGCCTCACCAGCCTCAGAGATTCCACGGAACAACAGGAAGTCAGCAGCCAAAAGGGTTGCGTTGATCAACTCTGTAGAGTCAAATGGAGTCATCACGAAGATGTTAGGGTAGGTGGAAACGCTAGTAACCTTGTACTGCTTACCATTCTTTGCGTTCTCCAAAACCTCACCAGCACGGATAGGGCTCCTAGAGTTAAGAATAGAGTCAGTAGAGATTGTTACAGTAGCAGAAGCACCTGCAGAAGCACCGCCAGTGAATGACAATACTTTTACGTTGTCGTGCAACTTACCACGAGATTCAAAGTGACCGAACTTCCTAGAAGGAACGGTAGCTTTCATTCCCAATGCTTCAAGCAATTGGGCATAGTTTTGAGAGCCGTACTTCTCAATGAACTGAGAGTAGTACTGAGGCTTAAGGATTGACATGTCAGAGACAAATTGTCTCGTTACGCCGCCATTGTTCATGGCTACACCACCTGGTTGTAAAACTGGCATAGTTTATTATTTTAGTTTTTTAAAAATTAGAGCTTAAACATTGCACTCACCATCTGATCATAGTCACTGCTATTCGCTGATGTAGAAGGCCTTGGTTGGTTGCTGTAGTCGATGTTCTTCATATTCTTCAGGAGATCCGACTTCGCCTTAGACACAGCCTGTGTCACCATCGAGTTCACGATCTTGTCCCTGTTTTGTAAGAAGTAAACATCTTCTGCCAACTGCTTGGTGTCGTAACTTCCGTCCTTGAAGTAACGATTACCGTAGAACGATTCTAGGTCGAAGCTTTGCAGCACTCCCTGTAGAGCAGTCTTGTCTTCCTGTGTTAGGTTATACTTACCGTCAAACTGGACATCCTCGTCCTTGTAATTAACGGAGAAACCATCGAAAGCCTTAAGACCAGTCTCGATGCTTTGTTCAAACACCTTCCTAGCCTCTTGGTACTGACCCTGTTGTTGTTCCTGTTGCTTTGCCAGATACTGACTGATAGCTTCCTCCGAAATCGGCTGGCTACTAGCTTGTTGCATCTGACTAAGAATATCTGGAAAATCAATGTCCCTTTTCATTTCTTGGAGGCTAGTCTTCGCTTCACGAACCATCTTCTTCATTTCCCTCTGGATAGACTTCTGCTGCTTCTCCAATTGCTTTCTCTTGCTAACAATCTCGTCCTCAGTTAACATGTCCTCGTCGATGTCCATGTCAACCTTATACTTAGCGTTAAACTCTTCCTCGATCTCTTCTGGAGTAAGGTCCGGATACTCGTAAGCCATTTGAAGCTTAATTATATCAGACTCATCCATTGAGTCAAGACTAGAAAGAACTTTCTGCTCGTACAACATGTCGGCCAATTCAGACACGTCCTTGTTAACAAGCTTTTCGTAAATATTCTTTGAGAAGTCATCCTTCCACTCGAAAGGTGTCGTCTCAAATGTTTGAACACTGTCAGTCTTTACGGGCTCTGACACTGTTGCTTGTTGAACTGGCTCTGACTGAACCGATTCAACTACTGTTTCTGTCGTCGTTTCTGTTGAGGTCTCCTGCACAGGCTCTGAAGATACTTGACCTTCTTGTGCATAAGACGATACATCAAACGGATTGATTGTTTCTGACATGATTGATTGTTTTTGCAAAGATATATATTATTCTGGTTGTTGTTGCTGTTCTCCTTCCATTTGCTGCGCTTCCATTTGTTGCTGCTCAAGCATTTGCTGGTCTGCCATTGCCTGCTGCTGCATCTCTGCCTGCTTCTTTTGGAAGAATGACATCACAACATCCTGTATCTCTGGGCTAAGTGGTTTGCTCAACTCGAAAGATTTAAGCAACGCCATCTGAACAAATTCCTGCTCAGACAACTCCTGCTTCATCTTCAACTCTGTCTGCACAACGGCCAGCTTAGCCTGACCACTCATCTGCTCAAGTTGCATATCAGCTTGTGCCTTGGCCTGTATAGACTGCTGCTGAGACTGTGCGTTCATCTGTGAGTTCATTTGAGCCTTCTCCATCTCCTGCTTCTCCTTCCTCTTCTTGGCCTTTGATAGGTACATCTCAGCAAGCTTAGTGTTCTTGATGCTCCTCACACGGAATGCGTCCTCGAAGTCGATCATACCTGCCGATAGAGATGTCTGTATCATGGCCTCAACAAACTGCCTCTCCCTGTCGTCCGGCAGAATGTCAATCTTAACGTCAAACACACGGCCCTCTATCTCCTTTGGATTTAGGTACTCCCTGTACTGCTGTCCACCGTACAAGACGGAGTCGTACAACAGTATGGCAGTCTTCAGGGCGGTTTGCTGGTAGACAGACAGAAATGCATCGTAGATAAAGTCAGTCGCATTGTTAGACGCTGCTATCTGAGCCTGCTGTACACCTAACCCAATCTTGGGGTTAACGGTAGCGCCTTCCCTGTACTCGTTTACACCAATCTCATCCCTGAGTCTTTCAAGGTAGTGGTTGTAAACTGTGATTAGTTCCTGTATCTGTCCAATGCTTGAACTGTTAGGCGCCTCACGTATCGGCAAGTCGTTCATCTGGTCTCCGTCCTCAGTCCTTCTCCTGTAGTATATGTTACCAGTCTGGTCGTATATCTTCTGAAGCTCAAGCGGTGTGACATTCTTTCCTTGTCCAAGACTGATGTCTGACAGGGAGTCAATGTCTATGATAAGACCAGAAGGCCTAAGCTTGGCAACCAGTTGTTGAATCTTCAAGTGCGCTAGTGTCATCTGCCTGATAGACGTCTCCATCCTTTCAGGAATAGACATGTTGATTAGGTCAAGGTTCTCGTACATGTACAGGCTGTAGCTGAAGTGAACCTCAGCAATCTCCTTAGCCACTGAAGGCTTGATCATGTTCTTCGCAATTCCCCACTCAAGCATTATGTCTGTACCCATGACAAACACGCCACGATAAATGACGTACATATCCTTCTTGATTATCTCCTTGTTTTCTCCTAGTCTTTGAGGCTCTTTATCCCTCTTTTCGATAATCATGTTACCAAACTTGTTAATCCTAGCCTGGTATATCATGGTGTCAATGCTCTTGATCTCAAAGTCAATCACGTCAACGGTCCAGTCGTCGTAAGGCCTGTCTACCGCAAACCTATACCTCTCGTCCCACTTAACACTTCTGTTGAACTGTTTAGCTTGTTGTGATATCTTGTACAGTTTCTCCTCGTCAATGTTTGGGTAATTGTTCCTGATGTCTATAATCTTCATCGACACAACCTCTCCAACAAATGAAACGTCTCTAAAGTCGTCATACTCAGAGAAAGAGTAGATTAGGTTTTCTGGAATTACTCGGCGTATGTTAATCTTGCCATTTGGAGCAGTTGACACCTTTGTTGCGCCAACTCCAGTCTCAATCAAGTCCTCAAGGATCTTCCTCTTAAGGACATCCCATCCATTTGTGTAGTTGACATAGTCTATACCCTTCTCAAATAGGATCTCTTCAGGTAGTTGGTACTCCATTCCGAAAAACAACTCAAGCTCTTCATAGTCCTCTGGAGTGAACTTACCCTCTGCCATCAGCTTAACTCCTGCCTGCTCCTCTATCTGACGGACCTGGTCTCCAAACTCCATCCTAAACTCTGCCTCGTCCTTGTCATACTTTTTTCTTTTTGTTGACACAGGATCAACAGCGGTAGCCTTTGCAACCTCTTGCCTCTTCATGAATCCACCAAGAATTACCTGTATGAATTTTGGCGCAATTGCCGGAGCCTTCATGTCAAGGTTTACGAATGCCTCCTTCCCGTCTACGTTCATAAGGTCTAGGAACTCAGACATCGGCTGCCTTCCTCTTGAGAACATCCTGTTCTTTTCAAACTTCTTGTTTCTCTTGTTGAAGTATCCGCTGTTGAATGCCTTCTCGATAAACCTTGATACCTTCAGGCCTTCCGCATCTTCCTTCTTCAACTTTGAGTTAGAAAGATGAAAGTTTAGTATGTTCTTATTTTCCATAATTATAGCAAAAGTACAAAAACTTCATATCTATACAGTTATCTTGAATGTCTTGATCGGTATCACGGCCCGTGAGACCTCCTTCTTGATACTTTCAACTCCAATGCCAGACAACAGGCTGATCATGAACGCAACACTTCTGTCATACGGTGTACGGTTTTCGTGGTCGTACTGAAGCAACTCCTCAAGCAGGTCTTGGAACACTATCTTCTCGCAGTGGCTCTCTATGTACGAGATGCATGTGTCGAGCTGCCTAGACATCGCAAACGCATCGCCAGACGTTACTCCATACTTCTGCACGGTCTTCCTCCTGTTCCTGTCTATCGCAGACTCTGGAGTCCTCATCAGGTACTGCTTGAATCCCTTGTTCATGAAGTAGTCAACGAAGTCATCACCAACGTCATTCTCGTAGCAAGCCTTGTACCCCCACATCACCGCTCCCTTTAACATCTCATCATGAAACATTGACTTAAGCCTTGGCCTGTCTATGTACTCTGCAATCGGTAGGCATGTATTGCTTGGGTCTGCAGGGTCTAGCCTCTCAAACACGTAGCACACTCCCATTGAGCCCTTGCCGGATATCACTGAAGACTTGAACGGGTCAATACCAGAAACAAACTTGTGGTCATTCCCTGGGTTCTTGTTCCCGTCAACCTCTCTAAACTTGTTCTGTTCCTCCTTTGTCGGCAGCTTGTACACGAGCCACGGCCCGTCTGCGTCGTCAGCCCAGTCCACAGTCCTGTCGGTTTTCCAAAACAGTCTCACTCTTCTCAACATCGTCTTCCCTTCCTTGAGGAAGTCAATCTGGTTGTATATCTTCTCTGCGTTAAAGTAACACTTCTTCTGGTCGATCATGAATGCCTCGTTCTCGTCAAACGGGTTCATCCTAATCTCCTCAGAAAGCGCCTTCTTGTCCTTGATTATCTTCCTCTGGTTTATCAGGTAGTCCTTGGCGCCAGACTCGATGACCATCCCGTACCTGTCCTTGATGTACTTCTTCTGTGTTTCGGTAGGCTTGTCTATGATCGACATCCCGTACTCGTCTATGAAACCCTCGTACCCATCGTATGCAGGACAGAAGTATCCATACAGCCCAGTTGCTGTGTGCGGATCTTCCATGTGCATACTACCGTCGAACAAGGCCTTGTACGGCTCACCGCCACTCTTGGCGTCATTTGCCGTTGATGGTATCAGGCAGAACCCAACCTTTATCGCACCCCTCATCATGGTCTTCTTAACGATCGGCCAGTACTGGTTTACAGGTACGTCCTTGGGCCACTTACCAGCCTCGTCCATAAGGAGTGCCGTGGTACGCCCAGAGTCGTATGAGTTCAGTGCGGTGTTCTTGAAGTTTATCTTTGACTCAAGGCCAATGTCGTCGTCAAATATCTGCCCCTTCTCCCTAGCCTTAGACTTACGCTTGTCCTTCTTCTTCTTGAACACAAGCTCTGTCTTTGTCTCCTCATCCTCTGCACGAGGCTTGAAGAACACAGGAAGGTTTCTGTAGCCGTTCATCACCATGTACACGAATGCGTCAGAGGCATCCTTACCCGTCTTGGATATGATTCCGCAGAAAGACTTCTTCTGGGTTATGGACTTCCACACTAGGTATGCGGTGGCCTGCGACGTTGCACCCTCCCTACGCTTCTTGATCCGTATGATGCCGTAGCATTGTGGGATATTCTCGCAGTATGCTTGGTAGTAGAAGTATCTCCTGTCCACGTCTCTGTAGTCAGGGAAGTTACCGTCCTCAAGCGTCCAGTAGTTTAAGTAGAAGTAGTGCAGTCCAGTTATGTACGTAGGCGTAGGGTCTTCTCCGTTCATGAACCAATACCCGTCGTATATCCTCTCGAACTCCCTCTTGATGAACTCGACCTGCTCGTCGCTGTAAACAGGCGACCCGTCGTCGTCGAACTCAAGGTCGTTGAAAATGTCTGGGATCTCTATTCTCCTAAATTTTTGAACGCCACTCTTTACGGAGTGTATCTTAGACTTCGGAGGAATCTCTGGCGTCTTGTATGTTATCCCGTATACTTGGTGCTCTTGTACCATAATTATTGCGTGTCTGCCTTGAATGATTTGTTCGTGAACTTGGCCACCCTATTGTACATGTCAACCCCAGTTCCCGTGAGAGAGAATATACGCCTTGCCTCTCCTGACTTTTTTGCCACCAGGGTTACCAGGTTTCTCTTCATGAGCTTGTTGACCGTCCTGTAGAATGATATGTCAACGTCTCCAACGGTGTTCTCAAAATCCTTCCTGTCAAAGAAGTCATACCTCCCAGCCCACAATATGAACGAGTACTCCCTCATGTCAAGGTTGTATATCTCCATGATGGTGTTAGTCTTGAACAGGAATGACGAAAGGTGCTTAACCTTGTAGTGGTTGACCACAATCCTTTTCATCGCCTTGTTATACCCCTCCTTCCTCCATGTCTTAGATGACCTCATGGCCTTTGCCCGTATCCTCTGGATGTGAAGGTTCTTCCCGTACACCAGCTGTTCCTTCTTGAACAACTTGTACTTTAGCTTGTTATACCTAGTCCTCCAGTCTGACCGTATCTGAGACTTCTTCTCAGTCTGCTTCTTTGAGTGGTGCTTGAGCTGGTCTACCTGATTCCTAAGCCTTTTTATCTCCTTCAGCAGTTCGTCGACAGGCGTGTTCTTGGTCATGTATGTCATCGTACCAGTTCTTCGATTAACGGCTTCCTTCTTGCCTTGTCCTTCTCCTCGTCTCCAGACAGGAGGTTGTCCATTCTAAGCTTCTTCATCACGTCGTTGATCTCGCCAACGCTGTTGAAAAGCTTGATGACCCTCTCCCAAGACCCATCGTTCCTGTCGGACAGGTCCAACCGTGTAAGATCGTTGTTGTTTAGCAAGCCAGTTATCTCGTTGAGCTTCCTATTAAGGGCATAGTATGCCCCTACGATTCCGTCAGACTCGTACAGTTTTATCTTTTCTTCTAGTTTCATGCTTTTCCCAGACAATCTGAATATTTTAAACGTATCACCTTGGTCATCTTACCTCCCACGTTGTGGGTCATCTCGTAGTCAGACTTCTTGTAGACGACGGCGATGTCACCAACCTCGAAGTCTTCTATCGAGTCTGGCTTTGCAACGATCTTCATCAATGAGTCTTGCTTCCTCTTTTCTGTAAGTATGATACCGCCGGGCGATACCATGTCCTCGTCGTACACACGCTCTACGATCATGTAGCCGTCTATGCAGATTAGGCCATCGTCATTGATGCCGAAGTATATGAACGAGCTCTCGATAGCGTGGATGAATGTTGTAGTGTCGATGTAGATGTCCAGCTGGTTGGACTCATCAATAGCGTTGTGGTGAATGAGTACATCTGTTCCTGCCTTTAAGTTTTTGAAGTCTGTGAGTAGAACGGCCTGAGTCTGGCCTGAGATCTTGCCGTCCCATGAGTAGCTTGTGTCTATGAAAAGCTCAACCTCAGTTCCGTCGTCTTTAGTTACGAGGTGTGAGTTCTTAGACCCCTTCTTTATGGCAACTATTGCTCTATTGCCAACAGGTCTGATCGTGTTGTACAGGTGTTGCATTTGGTTTGATTTGCAACAAAGTTACGCAAATCTTTCAATCCTATACCCTTTATAGTTATTTATATACCCTTTTGCTAGCTTATACATTGATGATGGGTCTAAATTGTTTTCTATAGAATATCTTGAAATATTTTCTATAAACTCTGTAGTGCCATCTGGCTTCACAATAGTTACTTTGTATATATTAAATGGTTTCTTCTTATTTACCTTTTCTCTTATATTAGGTACTCCAGTCCATTCATCTTTTCTACATGCCCAGTATCTATTTTTATATGTAACAAGCCTTCCATTGATTACGTTGTATAGCGGAACTGGGCTTTTTGATATATTCATATCTCTGCAAAACTTATGCAAGTTTTTAACAAAGTAAGTGGTACATGTTTCCTTATCATATACAACATACTCCTTGGAATGCATTTGTATTAACTTGTCTTTATGATCTTCAGAAATTTTGTTAAATGGTCTACCTCCCCCACCCCCAGTAGAGTTATAGTTGCTCTTATTAACAACCCATTGTTTATTTACAATAAATTCCTCTTCATCTAGCGCATCATTCATGCTATCAAAAAAACATAATTCATACCTCTTAAATGAATCATACCCGTATTTTGCTACAGCTTTTATAAAGTGAGAATTTGAACCCTTTTTATTTAACTCCCTTACTGCATCTGAGTTCCTGTATACACCGCAACCTATATATCCATCATTCATATTGTTTGTACCATGAACACCAATATAGGTTTTACCGTTAATTAAATTAACAGTCTGGTATACATAGTAATACTTTTTATTACTTAAAGCGTTCTCCATGTTTCGTACTTCTTCCGCTCCTATATACTGGTGAATTTCTGTTCCAGAGCCAATTATAAGACCACCACCCTGCTGAAAGCTTTGAGGAGTTGGCTTCCTTGGCGTGTCTCTTCCTATACTGTGTTCTAGCCTCAGGGGAGTAGTTTGAGGAGTACCCCTTTGCGCCAAAACGCACAAGCCTTACCTTGTCGCCTTCCTTTGCAAGAACAACCTTCTTGTGGACGCCGTCTGAGGCATCTTTTGGCTTGTTGTATCCTGAGAATTTTTCTCCTCTGTATTCTATCATCTGAACCTACTTGTTAGTTTTGCTATCTTTTTTGGCTGGCTTACGAACTGCTTTCCCTTCTGGTTTCCTTCCCTTTTCGCTTTGTTTGTTGCCTCTCTTTGGCTTTGGCTTAACGCCTTCCACGCCTTCTCCGGTAAATACCGACGTGTCCCACCCGATGGCTTCCCTGAAGATGTCGTCCACTTCTCTTTCGTCCATTTCGACAACGAATTTGAGCTTGACTTCTTTCCTCGATATCCACCACCAGATTTTTTGTATAAGGCTACCGCCAGCTGTGCTTTTCTGGCAGACCACTCTTGGGCATCTCCACCCTTGGACCCTGCCTTTACACGTGCAACGATTGATTTCCATAGACTTGGCTTTGTTTTTTCTGCGCTGCTCATTAGAACTGCATCTTGTACTTACTCAACAACCCCTTCTTGTTCATGTCCATACCCTTACTCGTTAGGGCAACGTCTCCTGTCTTTGGGTTCATAGCCATGATTCCTTCCTTAACAAGCAGGTCTTTTAGCGCAGCTCCAGACTCAGGAACTTGTTGCATAAGCCTGTCGTAAGACTTCTCAAACCCTGGCAGGTCTCTCATCTGCTCAGGCGTTATATTAAGGGACTGCCTAGTGTTTGTCTGATACATTGCGTCTGCAGCCTTATTCTCAATATTTTTACGGTTCATGCTGGCATCAGGCATCCTCTTTACGGTCTTTGAAACCTTGTCGTAGTACAGCCCCTGAGCAGCGAGCTTCTTGTTAATCTCGTCTATTGGGTCTCCAGGTCCGTTTGATCCATTAGCTGCGATGGCTGACGCCATTTTCTTGAGGTCTAGTTTCATTTAGTTCTGTATTTACGATCCTTACGATCGTGTTTATTGAATGACTTCTGGGCAGAGCCTTTCTTCCTCTTCCCGAAGTTTACCTTTACCTTGTCAGACGATCCCTTTGCCTTTGCCACTTTACTTCTTGCCTTTTAGCTTGTATCCCTTGATGGCTCCAGTCATGGTCTTGCCAGACTTTTCCTTCATCTCCATCTTTGCGCCTTCCTTCTTCTCGTGCTTGGCCATTGCTGCCTTAGATGCGTACTTCTCTTTGCCACCGTACTCTTTGATTGATTTTTTCATTTTTACGTTATTTATAACAAAAATAAGAAACTTATCCGTAAGTTTTCACAATCAGGTCCAGTACGTCCTTTGGGACTGTTTCGTACTTCTTTCCTATCCTGGACGGGCACATGTCTATGAGCGCCTTGTTGTCGTACAGCCCGGTAGGGAACTTCTTTATTGTAGGTATCGCCCTGTAGCTGTACAGGTATAGGTTGGCCTTCTTGGCGTACCTCGTCTTGTTTATGGGCAGCTTCCACTTCCTTATGTTCTGAAGAGCCCTCACCTCGCAGTCCCTCTCAAGCTCGATCATGCCGTCTACCATCCCCTTCATCTGGTGTTCGTTCAGCTCAATGTCTCCGTCTAGCCAGTCCCAAAGGTCTAGGCAGCAGTCAGTCCAGTGCCCCCACCTATCGTCCGTAAGCCACTGCTCCATGTGTGAGTACTCGTGCACCATGATCTCTATCCAGTCCTTGAACGGCTTGCCACAGGCAACCACCAGTGTCCTGTTCACATCATCAAAGTACCCTGCGCAGTCCGTTGAGAAGCTGTCTGTCACCACAACGTTCTTGGACGGCGACATCACCAGCTCTATCCTGTTGACGGTGCACCTCCTCTTTACGTGTGCAACGAACTGTTTAAACTCTGGAGGTATGTCGTACTTCATCCGCCAAATTTAGGCTAGAATTGTTATACTTTCCAGACACCCTGATCCTGTTGCCGTTGAAGAACACATTTGGGTCAAACCAGTACTCTATAGAAGACCCAAGCTTCCTGGAGAGAGTCTTCCTCTCAAGCAATACGTACAGGTTGTTGTAGTAGGTCCCGTTTGCCATCTTACAAAACTCTATAACATCTGGAGGGTTTAATATAACCGTCTGACTAAGTGGCTTGACTGTGCTCATCGCGTACATTAGTATCTTCAAGGCCTGGTGAGGCATGTCCATAAGCTGTGATATTCCAGACTGAAACATCTTAGTGTAAACCAAGTCGTCGTGTGGGCTGCTTGTGTTCTTTGAAACCTTCCTTATTGTATAGTACTGCCCAGTCTCAGGGTCTACAGTTAATGTCTCCCCAGTCTTGGTTGTGTACATTCTTTCCGTAATACCTAACATCTTATACGGACTGTTCAAGTACTCTTCAAACTTTCTATTCATATACCACAAATGTATCGTAAATATATCAGATGTGGAATCTAGGTCACTGTATAAATAATCCTAGTATTGATTGTCAGCTAGTTATGAAGTTTCCTTCTTATATATATTAAGGGAGTATAATTCTCATTCATTCATGCAAACCCTTAGTGAATGCATGCATGAAAGTGAGATGTGTGGTCGGTGAAGGGACTCTCCAGGTTGGGGCCGCCACCCCTGCCAAGCGAAAGCTAAAAGTATAGACCGAGTACCCTCAATGTTCAAACATCAATGTTCCAACATCAATGTTGTAACGCTGAACTAGACTATCGAATTCAATGTTTAAACATCGACTTTTCCGGATTCCGGATTCTGCTAAAGAATTTAGTACGCTCTGCTAACTTCCTTAGTACGTCAGAAAACTCACAAAGCCTTGTTAATTAACTATTTGAATCTATGTTTCACGTGGAACATTGTTAAAGTTGTGTTAAAGTGGTGGCTAACCCCATTGGCATTCAACTATTTTTCCCTATGTCTATAGTTCCCATCCTCCGCAACATTATTGGTATATATTGTATGCAATCCGTATAAGGTTAATTCTGATAACTTGATGTTAAAGTATTGGATTTCACAAGGTTTTAACATATACCCTGCATTGAATCTAAATCGATTTAGAAGACGATTCTAGGCCATTTACCCCTCAAACCATACAAACACCTTACCTATGCCGAGATAATCGATTTTTGAGAGTTAAATCGTTTTAGTAAATCTTTTAACGTTTTGTTAGCAAATAATTCCCTACGCGTATGCGCGTGTGTGTATGCGCACATATGCGCGCCATTTCCATTGGTGGAATTGTTGCAGGCCTTTCCAATGATCTCAGAAGGCCTTGTATATCCTTTAACAAAGTTTTAACATCTCACTGTTTGCTAATCTGCAAAACTCCCCTAGATTTGTATTCAGAAAGCGGCACACCTCACCTAGCTAAGTGACCTAGTCCCTGCCCACCAAGTTCTTTTTAGTTTTGATGTCTCACACCTAGTTAGGGCAATGCATCCCTGTTAACCCGTCGAAATGATGGCAACTAGCAGGTGACCACCAAACCTAGGAAATGCACGAGACGGGAATGCTAGCACAATCGATGCAGTTTACTGACCGATTTCAATAGCACTCTGATTCCCTAGCTGATACACTAGTCCTACAAGATGTATCCGTCCAATACCACAATGGCGTTAAACTTTGGGGTGAAATGCTGAGCATGCAGTATGGGTTTGATTCCCGAACATGCCGACGAAAGCGGAGGATACAGCCGTAAGTAATTGAAGTTCTGACCTAAGATAGATGTGCCATCGGCATCCCTTGGCGATGAATGTGGTATAAACATGGACGATTTATTCTCCGGACGAAAGCCATACGAAATAATTTATTTATACTTTACGGCATGGGATATCAGACCGCTGAGGATTGAGGCTCGACCGCACTCCCCATGCCACCATTTTTTAACCAATCAAATCAAACACAATGAAAAATTTCCTCATCAATCTCGCAGTGACAATCATCTCCATGTATGTAGTCGTAGCTTTCATATCATTTGTTCCTAATCCATCCCAATGGGATTGTGGTGGGCGCGGAGCTTTCGCAGTGTTCTCACTGCTGATAACATGTGTAGCTACAGCAATTCAAGACAGCATAACCGATAAAAAATAACCCATGAGCAATCAAGACAAGACTTACCTCTGCATCATCATAGTGCTGATGGCACTTGGACTCTGCATTCAATTCTAAACCAAATAAAATTTATACCATGAGCAAGACATCTAATCTCAGAAAGTTACTGAATATGACAAGAGACGAGGCAAGAAACATCAATATTCTAGGACGTGAGCGCAGGATGTTGTTGGATTGCGTTGAAACCCTAAACGATTTCAAGCATAGCATCGAGCATTATGCTAACCTTTGCGATTGTATTGAGTCTCAGCTACACAAGACAGTGAAGTACTACCACGGAAATCCGTATTTTTTAGACAAGAACGATATCGTTGACATTCAACTTGCAATGGAGACAATGTGCGACTATGTTGGGTATGAATTGTATCACCACACCAATGGATTTTGGTATGTGCGCTCAATCAAATAACAATCAAAAATAAAACACAATGGAAAAATTTGCAGTCTACTTTGTCAGCAGAAAATCAGCTAAGATATTCGCCAACATTCAAGATGAATTCATTGCATCGTTTCCTACCATGGAAAGGGCACAGGAATTTTGCGACAATGTTAATGAATGCGGATACATCGACGACCTGTATATAGGTTACGAGGTACGTACAAGAGATGTTCCCGAAAACATTTAACCCTCAGAGCTGATAGCAGTGCGCGTGGATGGCTCGTTACCATCATCAGCTCCTCATCTTTAAAAAAATATAACATGGCAAAGCAAAATTTTATCAAGGGAAGCAAAGTAATTTGGGAAGGTACATCTACTTACAATGGAGAAAAGATAGCCGTCATCATGACGGGATTGGATGGTGATTCATCTAACGTTAAAACGGGAGGGATGGTGCAGACGTACATCATCCTTCAGGATGTACATCCACTAGATGCAGTAAAAGATGGGCAGGATGTTGCCATATGTGGCGACTGCAAACATAGGCCTTCCTTGGCAAAGGATACGGATGAGGCAAGGTGTTATGTTGAAGTAGGCAAAGGTGCTTCAATGGTATGGAAGGCATACAAACGTGATAGGTATGAGCGCATATCCCTTGATGATGCAAAGGAATTGGTGAGAGGAAAGAATGTTAGGTTTGGAACATATGGTGACCCATGCGTAACTCCAATAGAAATCTTCAAGGCACTTGCTGAGACATGTAAGGGTAGGACGGGATATACCCATCGTTGGATGGACCAAGGATTCAATCCCGAATGGAAGGAACTAGTGATGGCTAGTGTGGACAATGTCTTCGAGAAATTGGTAGCTGACAAGATGGGGATGCGATACTTCAGAGTCGAGATTGGAACGCAAACACCTTTGGCAGGAGAGGTGAGATGTCCTGCAAGTAAAGAGGCAGGATTCAAGACTACTTGTACCAATTGTAGACTGTGCAGTGGTAACACGATCAAGGCAAAGTCAATCGTAATATCTGACCATGGACTTGGTCACAAATCTAGGGCAAAGGCTCTCGCATCAATTTAACAATACATTGTGGGGATGGAATGAATCCGTCCCCTACTTTCACCATCTAAATAAAACAAAATGAGACAGCGTAAACAAATGCCAGTCCGCTCAAAGTTTAAGCCGACTGAATCCAAGGTAGAAACCACCAAGGAATCTATCGTCCGTAAGTACATCGACTTGTTTGGATGCGACGTAAAAACTGCGCATCAGATGTATCGTGACTTCATATTCAAAACCAAAATGTCTAAACCCGAACTATATGCTATATAAATCTGAGACAATCGACTACACCTACCTATCCTTGGAAATCGAGGATGGGCATGGTGTATTGTATGAGACCTTTGAGAAGGGTGACGTGTTCGATACTACGTACATTTGCGACGTCTACACTGCCGTTATAAGGGATGGTATATACGTCCCATGTTACGACGGCAAGTTGGATTGGTTTCAACTTGAATTCCTTCAATCAATTTTCCCAAATATTAAAAAAATCTAACAATGAAAAAAGCAAAACAAATCGCAGTGCCTAGCTCAGTAATCATCACCATCTACGGGATGAT